TCTTTTTCAAAATACCATGCGTTCCATAATAAACTCCACATACCGGCTGTCCATTTTTGTATTGGATAATCGTTTGGATGTTTATTAACATATAAATGTTCGGTTTCACAAAACATTCTATATAATGCTATACTATCTTTTTCTACTTTATTCCAAAATGCAAATGTAGAATGTTTAATTAAATGTTGTGCACCACCACTATTACTATTACATATCTTTGGTATTGAACCATCTATTCCAACTATATCTAACATTCTCTGATACACATCCTCACCTTTCTGCATTATATAATCATAATTGATATAAGCGTTAGTATCACTAAAATACCAACATTTATCATGCCATAAATGATGTGATGTAAATGGTTTTAATAATATTGTATCACTATCGTGGAACATTATAGTTTGTCCTTCTAATTCAGGATATTTTCTAAAGTGTTGTTTTACACAATTGAAATAAATAGAAGGAATATATGATTTATCCTCTCTATCATCTTTGTAAAAGTGAAAAGCTATATGTGGATAATTTCTTTGTAAAATGTGTATTTCATTTGGTATTTCACCATCTACTAAGAATAGAACGTGAATATCAGAAGGTAAAACTTCATTTTCTAAGAAATTATTAATATATACTTCTACTTGCCAAGCGTAATATATTGTTGCCGGTTGTGCCGAAATCCATTTCATCATAACTTATTTTTATTTATAAACATCCACCATCACAAGATGCAAAACTATCTAAGTGAAGTGTAGTTCCTACATCAACTACTTGTACGGTATAATTTGCTGTAACTAATGATACACTTCCATTATTTGTGCAATCTGCATCAACTAGTATACCTGTTGTAGATACATTTGCATATGTATCACCACCTGTACATTGGTTCTGATTTAATTCAACCCTAATTATATCACCTACATAAACTAAGTATGTTCCACTTGATGTATTTGTTCTAGTTTCAACAACCGAACCATTAACATATAAATCCATTGTACCAACTGCACCACCGGTTTCACTAAAACTCCATGCTAATGTTGCTGAGCCAGTTGGTGGTGCAGTTGTAGTAGTAGTTGTAGTTGTTGATGTAGTAGTTGTAGTGGTTGTTGTAGTACTAGTTGTTGATGTAGTACTAGTTGTTGATGTAGTAGTTGTAGTTGGTGTTGTTGGTGTATCATCAAATACATCACTTAATATCGGACCTAACAATTGTAATTTACACTCACCTGTCTTTAATGAATAATCATTTATTGCTCGTAGGTGATAATAGTTTCCTCTAAAATTAACTACATCATTTAATTCCATATCAAAGTAATCTGCTAAAGGTATGATAGCCTCACAATTTATTAATCTCGTATATGGATTATAAAGTAATGATATATATTTTTCCCAATATGTTGTGTATAGATTTTCGGTTGGTATTTGTCCGTATGCTGCATTTTCATTATTGAATAGAAGCGATAAACTATCTGTGGTAGGAAAACTCCCACTTACTACATTGTAGTTATCAAAATATGGAAATCTACTTTGTTCTATCGTATTACCAGATGTTGTTAATGACCCACTTTCAATATAATAAGTTTGACAATCAATCAAACCATTATAAAACAATAAACGAGGTAATACCCTTGCAGGTGCGTATTCTGCATTGTTTATGTAAGTTGGAATGTATATTGGTATAATTTGACTCATAATAATTTTATTTTAGCAGAAAAATCCTGTTCCATATCCTATTTCACCTGTTATGAAATTTATATCATATACCTCATTGCCACCACCATATGTAAAGTATCTATATCCAGTAATTGGTGTAATAGCATATTGGTCATAGTATGCAATTTGTCCTTGTGTAATCATACCATCTGCGGTATACATATCAAATTCAAATGGTGAGCCACAAGCTGCACCTTGATAAGTTTCACCTGTAAAGTGCTGATAACCTGCACTATATTTTGTAACAGCAGGATTAATACCACCTACACTGCCACTTAATCCTGTACCTACTATTCTAAGTAAAGGGTCACTAGCAAATGTAGTTTTAACATCTAATGTACCTTGTGAATAATAATTTGTAGTATCAGTATAATATAATTTACCAAATTCTCTATTTGCACCTTTACTAAATTGTTGAGAAACATAATCTAAATCTAAAGTATCACCAAAGTTTAATTTATTTACTGCTAAATTATTTGCTGGAATTACTTCTATTTTATTATCTAAGTTAATGTATTTATTAAAATCTTTTACTCCTCCTTGCGTATACCAATTATTAAATGTTTCAACTATAAATTCATTTGGTTTAGTTTTATTTGGATATATTACTAAATTATATTTCTTTTGTATACCTGTAATAAAATCAACCAATTTAATACCTTGAGTTCCAAAAGGCATATTAGAAGGTATATCCATTACTCTACCATCTGCTGAATTAGTTACTTCTCTTATTTCTAAAAATGATTTAGTTGTTGACTCAGGATCTAATGTAACCACCGGTAGGGGTGGAGTTGCTGAATTAGGTGATTGACGAATTTGAAAATAATAATTACCCACCGGTATACTATTAAAGTTAAATTCACTTGCTAATTCATATGTTGTATTTATACCACCTGTTCTACTTTGTTGTAATTGATTAAAGAAAAAGATATAAGATTGAACTGCAGTAGTTGAATAAGGTGTTGAACTTCCTGTTTCTAACATACGGATTTGCCATGTTCCATTTGCAGAAAGTGTACCTGGCATATTATTTACTGAGCAACTTACATTAATATTAATATTTAATGCTCCTTTTAGATTGGTTGGCTTTTCAACTCTATATGCCCCATTCTGATAAAAGTTCTGTGGGTCAGATAATACATTAAACCAAGGTAAAGTTGTCCAACTACCCGATGTTAAGTTTATATCTGTCATTCCACTTCCGGATATTGAAGCTATTTTTATTTTACCATATCCTTCTAAATCAACATTACTATATTCTGGATATTTTAATGAATTATTACATACCATATAAACATCATCTAAAAAACTTTGGTTAATAAATGAAGAGGTATATGTATATCCTGTTTGTTCAAATATTGCATCCCATACTGCTTTTACTCTAATTGCAGGTTTGAAATTTGAAACATTTAATGCACCATTCACATCATCCATACCAAATAATTCATATTGTCCTGATGTAAATGCATATCCACTACCATAATCAGCTAACGGATAAACAATATCACCCCCAAATAAACTCCCACTCCAACTACTTGTAATATTACTTAATGAAGATGTATGGTTATATTTTTCTAAAGTAGTTAAATCAGTTAGGTATAATCTATTAATATCTCTACCGAAAGAACTTAATGTTCCGTAAATTGTAACTTCATAACTATCAATAAACTTATTTGCTAATACATTTACTTTGTTTAATTGTAAGTAACCATTGGAAAGATACACAGAGTCAAATTCAAAGTATGCTGCAACCTTCTGGTTAGTTGCAAATAGAAAAGGTGAGTCAATACTTATATCGTAACAATGTTGGAAAAATGCATCGTTTACTTTCGTTCCAGGTAGGGTTATCTGTCTCGTAAAATCAGAAGGTAGTAATCCAATATCAAAAAGACCTGTTACATTGTTTGAAAGAATATAATCTTCATCATTAAATAAATCTAATTGAGTAGGAGGGTCTCCTGCCATCAATCTAAAAGTAAAACCTTGTGTAGATATAACACTCATTACATAATCAATTTATATGGTTGACCGAAATTGAATGTGAATGAATATTGTATTTGTTTATCCACCACACCCGTCTTAAACATTATATTAGATGTTGCTATTGTTAGAGGTCTTAATTTATTATTACTCTCATCATATAACCAATAGATTTCATCAGATACTAATAATTGTTTGAAAATATCATTGTATGTTTCTGGTATCCAAAATGTATTAACTGAGATAGATTGTTTACTATCGTTAATATAATTTAGATTAGAACTATCATATTCATTGTAAGCAAATGTAGAACTTTCCCAACTACCAATTTGTGGTTGATAAGTTCTTTTAGTTGTTTGGAATGATTGTTTGTTAACCATATAAAAGTTAAACCAATCAAATTGTCCAAATCTATTTTTCCATTTAATTCTTACATTTGGATATTTTTGTAAACAATCTACTTCATAACGGATTGGTGCACCTAATGCAACTGATGCTGAATAAGGTTGTATTGTATAATTAGTTAATCCAACTGTTGAAAGAGGAAATCCACTTTCTGTTGGTGCTATTGGATAAGATACTATTTGTGTAGAAGAACTTGTGCTTCCACTTATTGCATAATCAGCTGAAGTTATATTTGAAGTATATACTAGTTTTGTTGGTATTGTTTCACCAATATTACCAACATATACACCACTCACACCTTTATTATCTACGAATACACTTTGTGTAACTGGACCATCAGTAAGTAATGGATAGTAAGGAGATAAGGTATTAAGTGCTGCACCAATCGTTTCAGGAAATATTCCATATCCATCTAATGCTTTATAAAGATTTGATTTAACATGTGAACCTGTTACATATGTTGAGCCTGTTATAAATTGAGTATAAAAATCTGCTGCAAAGAAAGTTATATTTGATTGATTAGTTTGTGCTAAATCAGTAAGAGTAGAATAAATAATTCTATTCAAATCAAATATACCAACACCTGCTGTATTTGAATATTTTGTAATTGTATAATCAGAAGAACCGCTACTATATATTGAACCTGTCCAATAGTATAATTCACCAATATATTGAAATGATGATGAGTTTATTAAAAGTGGATTACTCTCAGCTACCGTAAAAATTATCGGTGATTGTGCTAAACTAGCAGTCGCTGGAGTTTGTGTTATTGAAATTGACATTCCTAATTCGTTTTATATTTAACCAACTAAGATTGAAAAGTATTGGATACTATTCTATATCATCAAATTTATCTAATTCTGCCATTATAGATGGAACTACATTTTCTTCAACATATAAACCTAAATATTCTTCAATCATTCTTATTATAGATGGGTCATTCATTGCTTCTTCTGCAAATGGTCTTGGTGGTTGCATTTTAACAGTTCCTTCCTCTACATATTGACCATACTCTGCACCTGGTGGATTATAAACTAAATTAAGTTCTATTCCATAATGAACATCTTGTAGTTTCTTTCTTTGTTTACCTAATTTAGTTTTACCTAATACTCTATTTGGAGTATTATAAGAACCAATGTTTCTATAAAGATTACCCGTCTTATATGCCTTCGTAGCTCCTCTCGTTAAATTGAGTTGAGCTAACGAAGTTACTTGTTTCGCTATATCTTTAAGAGTTGCCATATTACGATGGATTTATAATCATAAATGCTACTTCATCTGCATCACCATTATGGTCTGATGTTACACTAAATGTTCCACTACCTTTTGATGTTACTGATACTGTTCCATTACCACTATTAGCATTGCTTTGTTTAGTTAAAAATATTAAACTATTAGCAGTTACATTTGAATTTGATATTGTTGCTGTACCTGGATTACCACCATTTAATACAAATGTTCCTGTTTGTTTATTAGAGCCCGATGGTAAGTATAATTGATTATTATTATTATTTGATGCTATATAGATACTACTACTTACAGTTTGTTGATTTGTGAATGTATTACTATCTAAAGATGCAAATCCAGTTTGTCCGTTTAGAGTTAATGAGCCTGTGATTTTAACACTACCTGTTGCTGATAATGCATCACCACCATTTGTATTTATGGTTAATGCTGCACTAGCACCACCTCCACTACCACTCACATACAATCCTTTATCCATATACACTTTCTGAGCAAATCCAGCATATGCGTAGTTATAAACTAATTCTAAACCACCTCCAGTATTTGCTAATACATCTCCACCTTTAATTTGAGTACCACCATCTAATGATTGAGAAAGAGAACCGGATATTAGGGCGAAATAATTAGCTCCACCAAATGTACTATTACCACTACCATTTGTTTGTAATGTCATTGTAAATTGAGAACCACTTATACCATTGTATTGGTCACACTGTGTATTTACTTGAAATGCATATGGTTTTCCTTGATTTTGATAGAATTGAAATCCATCTACTGCAACTTGTGGTACATAACTTGAAGTTCCAAATGTTAATGGAGGGAAAAATACTTTTGGACTTCCACCACCTGTTAATCTTATATTACTAGAACTTACTGCTCCTGCAGTTATATTTGCACTACTATCAATTAATACACCTGAACCAGTCACTACTAAAGAGCCCGTTACTACCATACTACCATTGAAAGTTGAACTACCTGTTACTGATAAACTACCAGATACATTTACTACCGATGCACTATCAATTAAGAAAGCTGTTTTTCTATTTGAAGTTGATGTTCCAGTTCCTACTGCGAATACTGTCTGTGCTGATTGTGCACTATTTCCAGTTTGTGCATTATATCTACCAAAGAATGCACTACCTTGATTGAAAGCTAATCCACTAAAACTACTTGCATTACTACCGGTCACTCCTAAGTTATAACCTGCAATTATAGTTTGATTTAATGAGTTAGAGCCTGTTTCTGCGTATGGTAAGTTTACACCATTGCTTTGTCCGAATATTTGGTTCCCTTCAATATGTCTTAAATATGAATTTCCACTTAAATCTCCTGCATCTTGACTTCCAGTTGCAGTTATTGTATGTCCAGTTCCTGCAAATAAATTAGCATTTACATATATTGCGTTTGATTGACTTGCAACTAAACCTCCGCTAGCACTATTAGTAATCGTAATTCCACCTACATTACTACCATATACAATAGAGGAGGATGCAGCAGTTAATGTGGTTGCAGTAAAGGCAGTTTGGTTATTAGTTATAGATACTGGTTGTGTTAATAAAGATTTATTTGCAATAATATTCATAGTATTATTGAAAATATTACTAGTTATGGTTACACCAGCTACTGCTTTAGCTGCTTCGTTTGCTGTGGAGTTTCCCACATTAAGAGCAAAGTTAACAATATTATTTGAAATTGTCCATGCAGATGAACTTACTGGCCCTCTCATCGTTACAGCTGCATTAATATAGTTATTAGCCATAGTTGGACTAAATGCCATTGATTGACTAATTTGTGGTGTATTGGTGCTATTAATTATATTATTGCTACCACCTATATATCTATTAAATGTTGCTGTTGCTGCTGCAGGGTTAGTAAATATATTACTACTACCTGAAACTATTGTAGTTGGAGTATTATTATTATTCTTAAATATTATATTTGCAGCAGCTGCAGAACTTGCAGTTATATTAGCTAATGATGATGATGTAAATCCTTTTCCGAATAGAACTAATGAGCCAGATTGTTGACCTAATGTAATTTGATTTAATTTATCTACATCTGTTAGAGTTTGTTGACCAGTAAATGCATTTGAACTTGTTACTGCGAAACTACCGGTATCAATACTTCCACCACCTCCAGGTATTGTTATTGATGCTGTTCCTGCACTAAATGATGCAGTTACTCCAGCGCCTAAGAAATTAAATGATGTTGCATCTCCTAATATCGTTCCTTCATCTTGCACTTGTGGAGCTCCACCTGCTGCTAATAATCTACTATCTACTGAAGAACTAAACGATGCTAAACTTCCTGTTAATTCACTAAATGATGTACTTCCTGTTTGTAGTAATGAGCCAGAAACAACTAATGGTTTTAATGCAGTAATTCTACCATCAGTCCATGTATTTTGTGATTGAAAACCAAATAATGGTCTATATGCTCCATCGTATGCAGTATAAATGCTAGGTCCTTTCCATGTTCCATCTAATCCAGTATTTGCAGATGCAGAAGGAGTCATACCTATAATATCACCTGTATTTATTTGTGCTTGAATATCTGCCGGCGAAAGTTGTGTAGCAAAACTATCATCTGCATTTTGGAATAAAGCAGTTCCTTGATTTATAATCGTATGACCAGAACTTCCTGATGTTAGGATATTGTTAGTTACACTTAAACTACCTGTTATGTCAATTATTTGTGTAGCAGGTCCTGATAATGTATAATTTGCTAAGTTAGTAACTGTACCACTACTTAAAGTTAATTCTACATAAGAACCGAAACCAACAGATGTTATTGTTGCGTTTGTTACACCCGTTCCATTTACTATTACTCCTATAAAACTATTACTACTCCAAGCACTAAATACAGAGTCGGCATAGTTACTATAATCAACATAAAGAATATTACTTCCACCACCTTGTGATGGAGTTGTTATACTTGCTGTATATGATGTATCAAATTTGAAATCACCTAATATAGTTTGAGATGCAGTTGTTGCACTACCTGTTGTAATAAAACTACCTGTATTAATTGTACTACCGGTAGCTGCTATAATTCTACTATCAAATGAAGAACTATCATTCTTGTATTGAGACCCACTAAATGTTTGTAATAATCCTATTGAAGAACTATTACTTGCTATATTAACACTCTGAGTTGTATCAGTAAAGTATAAAGATGCACTTAAACTATTTACACTACTTGTTGTTGCGAATGTAGTGTTTTTAAAATCTTGTGATGCAGTGTAAGTATTAAAAGATGCAGTAGTAACTAAACTACCCGTATCTATTGTACTACCTGTTGCTGCTAATAATCTACTATCAACACTTGCACTAAATAGAGTTACATTACCTATACCACTAATTGTTGAAGAACTTATATCCGAACTTACTTTCAAACTACCTGTTACTTCACTACTACCCGTCATTATTGTTCTACCAACTAATGTTTGGGTATCATTCATCGCATCACCCAATATGTTTGAGCCCGATGAATATATTACTGATGAAGTTTCGTATATTACTGATAAGTAAGTTATACTTGCAGTTCCCGCAGTTATATAATCAAATGATTGTGTTGTTCCTGCTGAGTAAGTATTATTCTGATTATTTCTTACATATGAAGAAGTTAATGCAGTTAAAGAATTTATATTTGTACTCTGAGTTGCATCAGTTTGAAATGTAGATGCACTATTGTTTGTAATAGTAGTTGATAAACTTGCGCTAAACCCACTGGCAGTTGCAGCATTTGCTCCAATCTGAAAACTCTGAGTAGTATCTGTTTGATAAATAGAAGCCGATAATGTGGTTGTATTTCCTGTTGAGGTACTAACTGAATTACTTACTGCTAAAATAGAAATTTGTAAAGATGCACTATATGCACTCGCTGTTGCGAATGATGCACTAATTTGTTGAGATTGAGAAACTTCAATTTGAAATTGAGAAGAACTGAAAGTATTAAATGATGAAGTATCTAACTTACCATTTATTAAATTACTTTGTGTACTATCCGTTGAATATATACTTGCACTTAAACTATTTACACTCGCAGTAGTTGCTAATGTTGCAATTGTATTATTAGTAGATTGAGTATACGCATTAAAAGATGCAGTAGTAACAAAACTACTACTATCAATTACACTACCTGTTAAGTTAGTTGCATATACATTACCACTAACATATAAATTACCATTAGTTGAAACTGATACCCCAATACCATTTCCTAAACCATCCTCTAATTGAGTTGGTGTTACACTTGCTGTATTATTACTTCCTAAATGTATTAGAGAAATAAAACTTTGTGATATGTATAAATTACTTAAGTTTCCCATTTATTATTATTTTTTAATCGTTTATCCAAGTTCTAAAATCTGCATTAGGTGCTGATGCCCAAGTCGCTGGTGTTGTTCCCCACTTCTTTGGGTTAATCCATAATTCACATATACTACAACTAACATAGTTTTCTAAGGGTAAGGCTAATATAGGAAGGTTTACATAATCCCAAGCATCACCACTTATCTGTTCTATTATATTATAACAAATTAAATTATTATAATTCGTTGAGCCTCCTGGAACTATTTTAGTAGAAAATACTTGTCCTACTTCTGCACTCCCACTTATCACCGCCGTATACTCATCACCACTCAAACACTCTTTAATTAAATAACCATTATCTAAGGGGTTAATCAAAAAAAAAAGACAACGATTTTTATCATTGTGAGTAGTAAGGCTAAAGGTTGCCACCCATCCTGCCAACCCATTATCAAACCTATCTGCGAAAGGTATACATTCAATTTCACCATCTATATCAAACCCTGCTATTCCTCTCTGAGTATAAGATGTTAAATCATTCAAAATACCTAATGTATTAGAATGAATATATACATCATCATCTACACCAAAGAAAGGAATTACTTGCTTATTAGTTTCATCTTCACTTTGATTATTTTTATTCTTTCCTTTATCTGCTACTACTAATTCAATAGTATAGGTTGTTACATTTGTTCCAAAGACTGTATTAATTATATTAACATTTCCAATTGGATACATTGGATATTCTTTCAAATCCATATGTTGTAAATCACCATAGGTAGCAACACCAATACTAGGATGGTTCTTCATTATCGTTTTGAAATAATTTAGAACATTATAGTAGAGTGTATAATTTATTCCGGTGTTAGCTATTATCTGTTGAGGCATAATTAATATAATTCAAATAGACAACGATTTTTATCATTGTGTGTTGTTAGTGTAAATGTTGATACCCACCCTGCTAATCCATTATTATATTCATCTGCAAAAGGTTTACAAGTTATATTATCGTTTATTTCAAATCCAACAATACTTCTTTGTGTATAATCTGTTAAATCATTTAAGATACCCAAAGTATTACTCTGAATATCTATCACATCATTAACTCCGTAGAAAGGTATAACTTGATTATTAGTTTCACTTTCGCTTTGATTATTCTTATTTTTACCTTTATCTGCTACTATTAACTGAACATTAAATCTACTTTCGTTTTCACTAAATGTAGTTGATAATATATTAACATTTCCCATTGGATATTTAGGATATTGCTCATCATCTAATACATCAATATTACCATACGATACTTGTAGTATAGAAGGATGTTCATCCATTATATTCTTAAACCAATTTATTAGATTGTAATATAAGGTATAGTTAACTCCCGCATTATGTAGGATAGCTGTACTCATATTATAATTGTATTCCGCCAAAGTATTGGTTCGTCATATCAGGATAAATCTGTGTTTGATTACCTACTGTTTCTAAATACTGAGGAATATTTTGAGAATAAGAAATAAGATAGTTTTGTAATCTTAATGCGTAATACTCAGCATTATTCTGTGATTTTGAAAGTAAGTAATCTATTTCAGTTTTACCAGGTGCTGAACCTTGCTCTGATGTAAATTTAACTGCACCATTAGATTTGAATTGAATAGAACTGAAAGGAATATACTCTACACAACTATACCATATCAAAGTATTTTTAATATGGTCATCTAAAAGGTCCTGATAATATACCGATAAACTACTAACTGTATTAGCTATTATTCTATCTTGTAAAAAATCAAATAGGACAGTTCCTAATAAATTTTTTAAGTATTTATCTTGTGCCGTTCTAACAAAAGGTAACAGAGCATCAGCATCTAATGCTCCCTGCAATGGTGAGTTTTTAATTATATCGTTTCTAGTTATAAAAAGTGCGTATGCCATAGTTATTTTTGTTTAATTATTTCGTATTCTCTTTCAAAAAAGGCTGAGCCCATACTAACATTAGGATGTAAATCATCTTCTAATTTTTCTGTTGGTATTGGTTCACTATCTGTTTGGTCACCTGGATTTTCTTGTGTACCAGGATTTTCCATTGCTTTATTAGTTTCATCTTCAACTTGTCCAACTGATTTACCAGTATCTTCTGCAGTTTGAGAAAGAATTACTAATGGAGTTAATTGTTCAAAGTATAATTCGGTATCCTCATATCCACCACAACTCAATGCATAATCTAAAGTATTTAGGATTAAGTTTTGGAATGGTGATATAGTCATAGTTTGCATAATAGAGAACGCTGTCATCATTTCCTCTGAGGTAGAACTAAAACCATTTGCTTTTGTTCTGATACCAAATAGAAGGGGAGAGGTTACTCTATGTGCTACTAATATTCTATCTTGCACATAATCTGCTACATACTCATACTTTTCATGTAAACTTTCAATATCAATTGTATCTATCGTAGGTTTATTAGCTGCATCATCATTAAACGATACCATAAACCTACCTGCGTTATCTGTACCTGTAAACTTAGCCTGAAGTAAATCTTCAATAGTTTGTCTTTCTTCAGGAGCTGGAACACCATTATTAAAGTTAATCATTACAGCAGGTAAGAAACCATTTGTAATATTATTAAAATGTAAGTTACTAATCTCACCATCTGATACTGCTAATTGTAAAGCTGATACCCAATCAGGTAGAGAATAATAATATAAGCCAGGACAATAGTTTTTAATGTATAGTATTTCACACTTCTCAGTAGATGTTTCAAATGCAGGTAATTTCTTTTTATTTTTAACTGCTCTTTGGTCAAACCAATCAGTACAATAGAAATAATTTTCTATCTTAGGATTATCAAATATCTTTTCAGCTCTTAAATTCTGAATAGGAACATGATACATTTTAATTATCTTAGTATGCGCATCATTCCAATATACTTGAAACGCTGAATTACCATAAAGTTTCAAATCAAATGCTACCCTTTTAATTTCTTCTTGAGGAATTAATTTTTGTAATACATCATTGAACTGAATGTTTTTAGAATACAATCCTTTACCATATATTAAATCTGCTATACCTTCTACACAAGCTGCGTTAGAAGTAGATACATTATATGCTGCTGTTACTGCTGCAAAGAAATCATCGTGTCCATAAACACCAAATGGTACCCAGGCATAACGAGTCTTAGTATCTTCATTTATAATTGGAAGAGAATTGTTAGTTATGTTAACAATAGAAAATTTAGTTGTTTGCTTCATATTAGTTCATTATGATATATTCGTTCGTACTTATGTGCGATATATATTGATTATTTTGTGTTGTATAAGATGCCTTATCTATTGACTGAGATTGATATACTTGTATTGTACTATTCCAAATAGGTGTAGTGCTACCACTGCTGTATAAAGTTAATCTTAGTTCTTGTCCTACACTCGCACTTACTATACTTCCTGTGAAAGCTAATAAGTTTTCATAAGAAGTAAATGAAGCTGATGAAAGACTCATGGTAGAATTTTGCAATGTATACATATCTTGCATTGACATTGTATATACATTAGATGAAGTATTTTCAGTTCTAATAGTATATGAATTAGTATTATCTAAGTAGTATGTTAACATTAAGTAGTATTTATCTACAATTTAACAAATATTATGTCAAAAGTAGTTGGACAATAGTATGGTTCTATATTTCTAATTAGGAAGTTTTATTTATAAATCTGTAAAAGTGATACTGACTATGTAAGTACTTGATTTCCTATTCTGTAATCAGTATCTACATTTACATTTTTATTTATAATTAATTTTATTTTTAGTGTTTATGGTTTATCTGCTTTCTTTCTTATTAGAAGTTAGGACATTTTTTCCATATTTCCAAATATATTTTCATTTATTTTCAGACATAAAAATAGGATACCCTATTAGGATACCCTATTAAATATTTTTTAGTTATACTTCTTAAGCTGCACTACCGTAAACGATAGTTCCACCATTTAATACACCCGATGGAACACCTGTTGTAGTATTTGATCCTGAAATCCAAGTTGCTGGGAATTGTTCCATACCAGTTAGAGTTACACTATAGCCATATAAATCGCCTAATGCTCCACCTGTTCCGATTGTTCCTGCAGTTACATCACATCCCAATTTCAAACCTGCTACAAATGCATCACCATTGTTAGTCCAAACGATAACTTGAGGTCTTCCGTACGCCATTAACTTTAACTGAGTGTTCATCTCATTCGTTAACTTCTTCAAGTTAAGAGTTAGTGCTTGTGAAAAGAATGTAGTTCCGTTTTCTCTACTTGTATTAACTGTTTCAGTATAAGCTGATGTACCTTTCAATTCGTAGTAGTATAATGAACTACTTACTGGAAGAGCGGTAATTAAACCTTGAGGAGTTGCTGATGTTGCAGCTGATGTAGTGAATGACCCGGTTGTGTAGTTAATAAAATACACACCCTGAATACCACCAATACTCTCTTTACAAGGTTCGTTTCTTCCTAATGTTAATGAACATGCCATAATGATAAGTTTTTTGTTTTGTTAAAAGGGTGAGTTTCTGTTCTACGATACTCCTCACCCCTTAATATTGTTTAATTATGATGCTTTGTAGTAAACGATATCAGATGCAACACCAATTTGTGTACCAGCTGTATATCTCATAATTATTCTAAAGTTTTGAGAACCATCAATGTTAGCCATATCTAATACTTTAACTTCGTTGTAATCAGATAATAAACCTGTACCGAAATATAAGTTAGATTTTTGTGCTGCTACCATTGTAGATGCTGTCATACCAGGACAATGAGCCAAATCAATACCATTGAAATTCAAAGGTTTTTCACCAACTGTTGTTTGATTTAAGTACCCATTAGCTAAAGCTGGAGTTCCGATACCACCTAATGCTGATTGATAAGCCTTAACAACATTTGTAGGTACATAGATTAATAAATCCTCTTTACCATAAACTGTTGTAGGAATAGCGTCAACTACTGAAGCCAATGCAGTTAATACATTTGCTGCTGTGATTGAACCAGAGTAAGATGCAGATACTGCTGCACTACCAGTGATGTTTGGATATAAACCACCGAATTGTCCGTTAGTTGATGCATCACCTGTCCAAATAGATTGTTCAGTTGCTTGTGCTACTGTTCCACCTACATAAGAAATCAAGTAATCCGTGAAGCTCTTTGGAATTTCATCAAAAGCACTATATCCTAATTGTAATGCTTCCCAAGATTGTACGAAAGTTTGCTTACATAATTGTAAGTTAACTTGTAATTCTTTTGGAGTAATTACTTGCTCAGATAAAGATACTGCTGAACCGGTAGATGCTGCGAAATCACAACTTGCATCTGCAACGATTGTTAATAAATTTAATTTTTGGATAACTTCTTTGTACTTCACGTTTGGCATGATAGTTACATATTTGTTGTCCAAAGTTTTTGCACTCAATAACGCTGCTGCGATATATTGACCTGCGAACTCACCTGCGTAGGTTGGAGTTGATGGGTTTGCGAACTGTGGAGATGCTCCAGCGATGTTTGCAAAGTTTTGTTTTTTGTTCATAATAATGATTTTTATTTTTTAATTATTTTTATAAAGTTTTGATAAGAAGCTAGATTGTGCACTAGCTGATTTCTTACCATATCTTTTTTGATTATCTTCTTGTGAGAACATTTGATTTGACTCAACCGGTGCACCATCTAATTTCGGTAACTCTTCTTCGGTTTCGCTATCTTCTTCTGTTTCTACTACTTCTTTTTCACCCATTGCTTTTTCTAATTCTGAAATTCTGAATGTTAATTCTTCAAACTTACTTACTAACATACCCATATCCATTTCAGGCTTATCGGTTGTTTGAGGTATAGGACCAACAGTTATATCTTCAGGATTAGCACCTAAAGCACCACTTGCTTCTGATACACCCATTTCAACTTCTTTAACATCACCAGGTAATGGTTGTGCTTTAATTGTTTCAGCATCTGCATCAGCCATTTCAACTTCAGCTTCAACTTCAGGCTTCTCTTCTTCAACATTTTCTCTTTCTACGATTTTACCATCTTTAGTAATTACTCTGATTAGGACTTCGTTTCCTTCACTATCTTTAAGAGAAATTTGATGTTCACCATCTGGTGCTGGAGTTTTACTTCCATCTTCCGAAACTACTTCTACACTTTCACCTAAATCAAAAGTTGGTGATTGTAATATCGTTCCATCTGCTGTTTTAGCATCTACGAATTGTACTTCTGTGTTTAATGATAACATAGTAGCAATTCTATTAAGGACTTGTTTTGCGTTCATTTTCTTTTTATTTTACTTATTTAACAAATATATATTTTTTTATACTGAAATTTTTAATTCAATCTTCTTTGGATTAGTAATAGATTATTATATTCTTCTACCAAATCTTTATTTTTATGGTGTAAATACTCAATGTAACCATATAGGCTATCTAATTCGTATTTCAAATCTTCGTTTTCTTCTTCTGCTAATTCTAGCATTACTTCGTATAGTATGGTATCTTCGTTCATATTATTAACAAAGTAAATTATTAGTAATGTAAGAATAATTCTGTTCTATTTCTAATTGAGATAAAGGCTTATTATAAAGTAATAAACTATTAGTGACTCCTTTCCAATATGTTGCATCCCCATTTGTATTAAATCCAAACTTTAATGGTGAGGTAGATGCATTAAATGCATTAATTATGAATTGTGATGATACACTAGATATTAATGTTTGATTTATATATAAATTCATAAATTGCCCACCGCCAAGAGTACATACAATAGTTACTAATACAGGTGTATTTGCAACAGAACCAGTCCAAGGTAATTGAATATCACTACCAGCTTGATCTCTGAATACAAATTTATCTGCATATGGTTCCCAAATTGTATCCCAACCATCATTATAAAAATCTTTAACAAAGAAATCTCTACCAACGGCCGTTGTATCTATTGTTCCATAATATTGCATTGTCCAACTACTACTTGGTTGTCCTACTAATGTAGCTGGGAATGTTACATAATTATCAGTTCCATTAAATGTATAACCTAAACTTCCGCTTAATACTAATGCACTTCCGCTCACTAATCCATTATTTCCATTACCACTCTTATCATTCCAAACACTACCCGAAAGTGTATCACATCCTGTAAACAATACTAAACCATCTGTTACTACTGTTGTAGGTGCTAGTGTAGTAGTTGTTGTTGTAGTTGTAGTAGTTGTTGTTGTAGTAGGTATTGATGCACTTAAGAATGGTAACCATCCTGCTGCTAATGATGATGATACTTGTGTTATTTCTGCATCTGATAATGCTCTATTCCATACAACAAAAGATTGTATATCACCTGCCCATGCACTATCAAATCCGCCGGATGAAGAATTACCTATAAATAAATTAGTAGGATTAGGACCTAAATTTCCAACTACTGAGCCGGTTGTTTTATATGTACTACCTGTATCTAGTAATGCCGTCGGCTGTATTTGTGTTTCAAAAATTGTTCTATTCCATTTTGCACTAAATAGCGCTTTAGGTACTGTCTCATATCCACCAAATCCTGTTTTATACCATCCATATAAATTTACATTTTGATAATATGGACTACCTGCCGCGTATGGTACATGATTAATAAGAGTATTCGTACTTACACCATCTATCCACCATCTTCTTCCTGATCCACCACTCCACACTAATGAAGTTCCTTTCCACCAATATGTCAATGTAGGATTAGTTCCATACTCACCATTTTGCGCTGCTCTTTCTGCTGTTACAATTAATGTATAGCCTGGACTTAATTCATTCAAAAAGGATTGTGAAGAAAATAATATATAATTTGATGCACTAAAATATAATGCTTGAGTTGAATTATTCCACGTTGCATTAACACTTCCCGTAACACCATATGCTAAATCAGTAATTAAATTTGGATTAGATGCTGGATTAAATGATGATGAACATCTTGTATCTATATAGAATGCGTAATCCGATGGGAATGCTCTTGTCGCTACATCTCCACTATCAAATAATCCTGTTGCTAAATAAATCATATTATACTAAATTTTTAACACCACCCATATATAAATTAGTAGTATCAAACGAAACAAATGTAACTAAATCAATTGCGTTTGCTATCGCACTTCCTGTGAATGCTGCAGAGCCAGATGAGAATTTACAATTGGATGGCCATCTAACTGAGCCCGTTGGATTATTTTGTGTTAATAATACACCAACTGTTTGACCTGCTTGTATATTAGTTGGATTTATTAAAGTTACTGTTGATGCAGGTATTGTTAAGGTGAAGAAATTTCCAGTACTACAATCTAATGATGCAGTTGAACTAGCTACTGATAAAGCAGCTACCTTACCTTTTGCACTACCCGTTATAGTTTGATTAGCTGTATAATTGTTTGCTACTGCTAATTGTGAGTATGTTGTATATGCACTGCCGCTATATGAAGATGCACTTTGGAATGCTCCCCATGCACTTTGTGAATTTATTGTTGTTCTACTATCTACTGATGCAGAATATAAAGTTACATTACCTATACCATTTACACTACCCGTATAAGATGATGCAGTGATAGAGCCCGTTACATAAACATTACTTGCTTCTAATAATCCTGTTAAGTATACCGAACCCGACATTATTTGAGTACCTACAAATGTATTACTACCAGTCGTTGCATATGCTCCACTTATATAATTTATTCTACTATTAAAGGATGCTGATGTTACAGAGTTAGATGAACTAACTGATGAAGTATATGAATTGAAAGATGCCGTAGTTAATAATCCACTTCCTACAATAATATTTGTAATTCTACTATCAAATGAACTACTATCCGCTTTATACTGACTACCACTAAATGTTACATATGAACTAGTCAATGCTGCTACTGATGTACTAACACTCGCAGTAAATGTATTTGTACTTTGAGTAAATGAATTAGTAGAAGAACTAAATTGATTGAATGTAGTTGCAGTAGATTGTGTATAAGAATTGAATGAAGATGTATCTAACTTAGTAGCAATTGTATTTGCTAAAGATGAACTCCAAGCATCTAAGCTATCTATTCTCGTATCAAACGATGCACTCTCTGTATTGTATGTTGTTTGGTTAACATTACTATCAATCATATCAGTATTGAAAGTTCTTAAACCTACTGGCGTTATAAAGCCCGTTGAGTTATTGGGGAAAGATGTCTGATTTTCTACATCTAATTGTTGTTTACTTAATGTTGACATATTTTTATTTCGTTATTATATTACTTCTGGTCCGTATGGTGTTCCGTTAAATCCACTACCAAATCCCATATCAAATCCACCTAATGAATTACCAATGTATGGTGATTGTGTTTGACCGATACCTTGCTGTATTAAAAATCCATCACAACATCTTCTATCGTATGTATCAGTACCTAAACATAAACACGCATTACGGCTATCCTTTGGAGATGATAGACCTTTAGTAGGACCTATAAACACACCACTATTATTCTGTCTATTAACTGAATAACGAAGTGAACCATTTCTACTATTTGACCATATACCCATAAGGAATGAATTTATAATTTAACAAACAACGAAGGGATTATTATTAAGACATTTTTCTTAGTGACTCTTTATGCATTAAATCTTCTAATTGTATCTTATCTGCTTTGTAAGCGAGATATAGTAAACATTTCTCTAAAGGGTGTTCTACTGCGGTATCAATCTTATCTATATCCTCACCACTTAACGCCATGATTGTAGAATAATTTCTCCACTTCTTTCCAAAATTGACCTGATGTTGGGTTGGGTCACCTCCTCCTTCGTAGAGTTCAGGATACTTTTCACTAAGTCCGTTGACAAATTTACAAAAAAAAACAGTGTACCGAAGTGCTTATCCATTGATACATCTAAGAACTTATCACTATGGACTTCGCCTGTATATCTTTCTATCTCATATGTATCTCTTACCTTCTTTGTTACAGGTCTATAAAGTATACTCATTATCTTTGCCCAATTCTCGTCAATGGTTATAGTATCGTATTGTGTTATATCTGCATATGCACCATAAGACATATTAGATAAGTTAGGTTCTAATCCATACTCTACACCATCTATGGATATCAATTGCTGTAATGGGTGATTAGTGTTTCCTATCCAACTGCTTATCTCTGAACTAATGTTAACATAATCTCCTCTACCTAATCCAATTAAATCATCACTATCAATACCACATAGATAAGTTACTAATACAGCCGCCTGTGCTTCTTCGTTATCTTCGTAGTTCTTTAATTCCTTTTGTAATGCTAAATACTTTCTTAGTGTAATATCCTCATAACTTTGTGGGATACTGATTTCTATTTCTTTTCTCATTATGCTTCGTATGTGTTGTTTGTAAATGCTTGTGATATAAAATATAATTGTTGTTTCAGTTTATGTACTTTCTTTTCTTCGTTCTCTAACTTTGCATTCATAGCTATTATGTTTGCATTTAGTGTTTCGTTTGTTTGTAATAGTTCTCTACATAGTGCAACTATCTGTTCTATTTCTTTATCTGTGTATTCCATATTAGTATTGATATCTTCCTATTGTGATTGCGTACTTACCTTTTGCTACTGCCTTCTGAGATAACTTCATCATTGCCACATAACGAAGTGCATCTATTAAATGGTCTAGTCCACCTTCGGGTACATCAGTAGTATAACCATGCTTATCGGTTTGGTATTGATAGGCATACATCTCATTGATTAAGTTCTGTGATTTCTTATTGATGTGTATGTTATAGTTTTGTAAGACACCTATACCAAACTTAATACTATCCGGTCCTTTCTTAACAGGCTTTGCATTGAACCCACTACGATATAGTTCTTCTACTAAGCGAGGTTCTGCACTATCACACCATATCTCTTCACTCTTTGTAATATCTAATGATTTTAATTTATCTGCTATATCCTTTGTAACTAATCCTTTATCATACATTAGTTCTTCAACATATACTTCATCGTTATGTTTGTATACAGCACATAAAGTAGTTGGGTCATTACTAAAACCAAAGTCCATGCCAAACGCAACGAACTCAGCACTAAACGCATCAGTATCTTCATTCCAATCATCAACGATATCAAAACCAAACACAGCTTTATCATTAGGAGCAAATTCACCTTTTCCATATATCTTCCAATATTTAGGGTTCTTAATTTCTAAATCTTCAATCGCTGTAATTATCTCCTTCTCTAAGTATGGGTTGTCTCTATATGTGGTGACGAACCTATCACAATCTTGCATTTGTCTAAGCCAATGATAGGGTGAGATAGTAGGGTTGTATGCGAGTATGATACGATTAGTAGTTCTGATAGATAACTGAAAATAACTTTCTTCATCAATCTCACTTGCCTCATCAATAAAAAGTATATCAGATTTAATACCACGTAACTTATCAGCATCATCAGTAGAGAGGAATTGAATAGAACTATCGTACAACTTATAGACCCTATCAGTAATATTAAAGTTCTCATCTCGCCATAAATTTAATTTTGTAAGAATATCTTTGAAATCTTTTATAATAGTTCTTTTAAGACTTGGTATCGTCTTTCTTACTATTGTTATTGTAAGTCCTTTTTGTAATGCTTCTACTATTATCCATTGTAATATACCATAAGATTTACCACTACGGGTACCTCCTATGTGCTGTGTTACTCTACTCTTTGCATCTAATAGGTGTTGGAAACTAATCGTTGTGTCTATCTGTACTTCCACTGCTATTAATGTTTACTGATATTTGTTGTATCTTTTGCTCTATCTCTGCTCTCATCTCTACTCTACTTAACTTCGGTATATGAAACTCCATCAACTTAATTGCTAAATCTACTGCCGCCTTCGGGTCCTCTTTGATTAACTTATCTAATATCATTGGCATATCATCCAACACTCTATTAGTAGCTCTCGCAATACTTAACTTCATTTGTTCGGTAGACCTATTAGGTGCTCCCAATGGTCTTCCCTTTCCATACTTATGTCCTACTTCAAATCCCATAATATATTATTTGCACATTATTTTAATGTATATTCATATATATAACATCTTATGCTTCTTTTGTAGTTGATGCCTTCTCTGCTTCCTTTTCTTTCAACTTCTTATACATCTCATTGTATTCTCTTTCTAATTGGTCTAATTCTTCTAATCCTAATGTAGCTTTAATTTGTTCTACAATGTTTTTTAATTCGTTTTTATCGTTAATCATCTTGGAATGGGTTTTGTATATTATTCTTTAAGATACCTTTTATTTTCTTTACTGCTAAGAACACAGTTGATTTACTTATCCTTATACCTTTACTTACTTCATCTAATGTCTTATCACTCATCCAATAGTGTTCATATATCATCGCACTACTCCATCCTTTCTTTTTCTTTAATGAATTTAATTCTTCCCTTACTTCTTCATATGCTCTATCTATCTTTTCATCTTTCTCACAATCATATTCTACATCTTGTCCTTCCCAACTATTACCGATAAAGTTTTCTCTGAGTATCATCTTCTTATCTCTCTTTACTTTATTTATAAATCTGCTTAACATAAATTGTCTGCAGTATTGTAAGTTAAAACTATCTAAGTACCATATCTTTTCGTTGCACTTTTCTGAAAGGTATACATATAACTCACCGACTAAATCCTCAGTTACTACACTATCTTTACTTATATTATATGCTACCGCTCCTAACCATTGGTGATGCTTTCTATATAAAGTATCTAATCTTTGATTACATTCTATACCCATTGATTGCGTTACTTCGTTCATTATACTCCTTCAACTCTCTTTATATAATCTTTAATTATTGTTACCGCCTTTAACCAATGTGCCGCTGCACTTCCACATCCACAGGGTTGAGGCTCATTCACATTACCACTAATCAATTTATAGTTGTTCCATATATACGATAGTAAGTTATCTGGTACGAAATCTTTAACAGGTCCTATCTTTGCTTTCATATCCTTATATTGTTCTTCATTGAACGGAAAGTATTTATCACTCATATTATTCTCCTCCAAATATTCTTTTCTCTAATGGTGTATCTAATTTATCTAATGGAACAAATGGTGGCTTTTGTTGTTGATTAGGTAATGGTATTGGATTAGTTACATTTAAGAACTTACTTAATTGTTCTATGTTCGGATGGTCATAAGGAAATACTATACCCATACTTGCTAAGATTAGTATTAAATCATTTACACTTTGTAATTTACTGAAGTCTATCATATACATATATCCTTCTTTTACTTCTGCTTTTGTTTCACCATTTAAGGTACTTTGTAATTCTATCATATTATTTGTTTTTCGTTATTTCTTTGTTCTTCCTTACTCATTGAATTTAGATACTTCATTAGATTTTCATCCGCTAATATCCTATCCATTTGCTTACTGATGAATTCTCTTACATCCTCTCTCTTTGTTAACCCTTTTATTTCTTTATTAAGTTCTTTCCAAAATCCTTTTCTATTCTCCAATTTATAATCTCTATATAATTCTACTCTATTTATGGCTGCTCCTACTTCTGCTCTCTTTTCCCTTTGTACCTTACATAAGTTTTGGAATTCAATTTGATAACAGGCCTTACATAGTGCTCTCTTAGGTTGTTTATTACTTAGGGTTTCATCAAATACTACACCACACTCACCACAACTTTTACTTAACTCTCTTTTGAATGGCATTAGAATAATTTAATTCGGTTATCACAATGGAATAGTTTATCTAAATAATCCCTTCTCCTATCACATCCGCAATCTGATAAACGGAATATCTTTAGTGCTATCCATCCAGCTATTTGTTTAGAGTGACCTAAACTAATTACATTTAGTAATCCTTCTAACCATGTTCCGAAACGAAATATACACATTAGTTATTTACATTTAATGATTTACCATTGGATTTCAGATTGATAATCATTCTACTTTCTATCTCTCTTAAATCTTTCTTATTGATATCACCACAATCTTTTACTACTTCATATGAATGTGCATATACTCCCCACTTTTCAAAAGAAGCATCTAATAAAGGAATTATATATTGTGGATTGATTGGATTAGATTGATTAAACTTAAATCTCGCTCTATGATTTGAAAATCTATATTCAACTTTCTTTTTAGTAGAACCAATGTAAGTTTCACCTAATGGATTAACGATACGATATATTATACCATTTCTATCTGCTTTAAGAATTTTATCAGTCCTTTCTTTTTGACATGCTTTACAATGTGTTTGTAATCCGTCTTTAGCTCTTTTATACTTTGAGAATTGTGTTGTAGGTTTAGAGTGATTACAACTACCACATAGTTTTTTTACCATTATAATTAATTTTTGTTTATAATTAAAGATACTACATATAAGTATCAATTCCAAATAAAATAAGGTAAATCTTTTAATAAAAAAACCCCCCATAAGAATATGGAGGGAGAGAGTGTATTATTTGTACCACTCTATATTAATTATAAGGATGTTCAGCCTAAATGGCATTAAAGAACTGAACATTGATATAACAAAGATAGTTTATTTTATATTCATATCCAAATCTTTATTACTATTTTTTTATTTTGCTATTGTCTTTCATTTGGGAAATTGTTTTCAGTAGCAGCCCCCCTGTGTCCCCCCAAACTATTTCATTCGGTGTAATTGTATCATCGCAGTTGCCCCAGTAGTTTACTACCATATTATTAAATATAAGAAATTTAATTCAAAGCACAAAAAAAAAGCAGTAATATTTCTACTACTGCTTTGAAAGGGAAAATATGAGTAAACCCTTTTTACATAAACTATTTTAATTTTGCTGTTTTATTTAATATACGATACCATTTAATCTTACCCATTTGTTTTACCTTATCTAAGTTAGGTTTCATTATATCTACATCACATAGATAACACGCTTGTTTTTCAGTATAGGCTTTTACATCAAATGATTTAGTGTAAGTTCCTTTATCAGTTTCAAAGTGAACTGATACTATATACTCCTTACCATTATTATTCAATTCTACACCCTTAGCATCCTCAATAAGAGGTTCAAATTCACTTCGGTATAGTACATACTCGATTGGGCGAAATCTCCTCTCTAAATCGGTTAATCGTTCTTCAATTGTTTTGTTCATAACTTTTGTTTTTAATGTAAGTCCCGATTTATAAACCACCCTCTACAACCCAATGATAGAGTAAACATAGAGGATGATTTGTTATAACGGTCACTTCGTTTTTATTTAATTATTTCGTATTCGTATGATATTACACACCAACCCCATTCATCAGAAAGTATATCCGGCATACAATCTTCTATTTCCGCATCGGTTATGTTATCATTGTAATCAATTGGGAAATCAATCGTTGTTGGTAACATACAGATTTCATTATCTGTATCCCATACTATGTTACTTATTCTTACTATCTTATCTTTTTTCATAACTTATTTTTTAATTGTGTTGAATAAACCAGTTCTTCTTAATCTACGATACTCTTTAGGGTATTGTTTTCCGAATTCTTGTTTATTACCTACAAATGATTTCCATAATTGAATATATTCTTTATCGTTTGTACTAGAGCTTGATAAATGTTTTGTGTATTTTTCTATCCAAAATCCTTTTCTATAAAGGTACGTGTATACACCATTTTGTTTTTTCATGAAACTACTTTTATTTCCTTTGAAGGATTTTAATAAACTCAAACATTCTTTAGTATCATATTTGTTAAGTAATCGTTTCATATGAGAAGTATATTTTACATGTAAGTTACGAGCAGTTAACCAACTTGAAATTGCTTGTTGTTCATTCTTAAATGACTTGTATAGTGTGTATGAATTACATATTTTTATTACCTCTTTTAATGACCTATTACGATCTTGACTTCTTTCCATATGAGAAGTATACTTTTCTGATAATCCTTTTATTTGTAACCATTTTATGAGTTGTGGTTCCTCTTTAGAGAATAGTGTGTAGTTATCATACTTTTTAGTTATTTCTATAACCTCTTTTATTTCCCATGTCGAATTATCTCTTATACCATAGAATACATTACGAACCTCACCCAAAGTAGTTTCGGCAATTGTATCAAATCCACCATTGATTTTTTCATTTACTTTAGTAAGGAATTGCAAATCCAATTCAAATCCTAACTTTTTAGTTCTGATTGTTGGTTTGTAACTTACAGATGTATTACCACTTTTGTTTCGTTTAGTTTTGATAATGATACCATTTTTATTTCTACCATTGTAAGTAGAATACCCTTCCATATCGGTTAAGGTTAACATACCCTCAACTAAAGTCATATACCATTCCTCACTACCCTTTGGTGATACTTTGTAATACACTTTTCGTTTATTACTATTTGATATTCTCAATAACCTACCATACATTTGTAACATTGTATTTAAGTTTTGAGTGAAACTGAAATCAATGATATTCATTAACTCCGGTATATTGAAACCAATTCTACCTCTATCCACACATATCAATAGTTTCATATTACTATCCTCTTTGAACAACATAAATAATTCACTATCACTATCACTTTCACTATGAGATAACAATACTTTATTTTTCAAACCTTTGATGTTATTTAACTTTTTGTAGAAGGTATCTGCTTGGTTTTTTGACTTACAAAACAATATAGTTTTATCTAAGTCATTGAACATTTGTGAGATTTTAGTATTACTTAATCTACCATTCTCATATCCTAATTTAGATAACATTTCTTTGAATACTTTATCTAATGAAGATGTATTTAATTTAGTATTATTTACAATACTTTCTTTAACCTCATCATTTTTGTCAAAATCCTTATTACTTAATTCATAAGTTGAAGATACTACCTCAATTTTTACATTACTAACCAATCCTAATTCATATAATTCCATAACAGGAACTAACATAAACTCATACTTATTACCTTCGGCAATGAATTTTGATGGAGTACCGGTAAGTAGATATTGTTGTGTAGGTTTACACCAATCCAATACTGATTGAATAGTTTGTTTGAAATACCATTCGTGGGCCTCATCCAATATGAATGTATGTATCTTAGGTAATAACTCATAGTTTCTTTGTAAGGTTTGTGGTAATACTATAATCACATTACACCCCTTATCTCTGATACTATCAATCAAATCTCTTTTACTTTTACACACACAATAGTTGAACGATGGATTGAACTTTACTAACTCTGTTTCAAAGTTATCTCTCAATATCGTTTTACTCGCAGGAACCAACAATGTTTTGTGTTTCTTATTAGTTGGTTCTGAATAGAACATTTCCAATTTCATAAGAGTAGTAATTGTTTTACCGGCAGATGTACCCATACCCACAACAATAGGTTTCTTATTGTTTGAATATTTTGGATTAGTTAAGAACTCCTTTTGATAAGGTAATTCATTTAACCCTCTTTGTTTAATAATACTTTTGTAACTCATATTTTTTCTTTTTAATTAAAATAATTGGGGGAACTTAATCCCCCAATCTTTTAGAACACTACTTTCATATTATCTATTTTATTTTGTAATTTAGATATTCTGTTCTTTAACTCTTTCAGTTCCTTTTTAGTTTCAGTAGGAATGATGGAATTCCAATCGTTTTGGTATCTGTTTCTATAATCAACCCATTTCAATTTGTACAAAGGATAAGTTTCACCTTTAACAAATACATCACTACCATTTACTTTGAACCAATCCCACTTTGTAGTAAGAAACTTTGTGTAGTTATCACCCTTACACATTGTTTTACCTTCGTACTTAGTGAACCCAATTTTTCGGTAGATACAACCTAATGTACCACACGAAGTAGGAAGTGCAGTACCTTTTAACTTTACTACATCTCTGAAGTTTGGTTTCTTTAATTTATCCAAACATTCAATTACGAAAGGGATATAACCCATCAGTTGTAACTTACCCAAATTTTCAGAAGTAACATCTTCTTCTTTCAATAGGTTTCCCTCTCTATCTCTGATAGGATAATAACCAAATTGAACTTTGAATACTTTGTTGAAGATTTCGGTTTGGTTTTTAGAATAATTCTGTTTCATACTTTTTTTTGTTTCGTTGTTACCTACGATACTTAGAGGTTTATATTAAAATAGTGGGGGATTTCTCCCCCATATATTACTTTCGTAATCTTTCAATACCACATATATCAGCGGTAATATCTAATTGTTTTCTAATGAAACTACATAGTGTTTTCAATTCAATGTTTTCATAGTGAACATTCGCAATTTCAGTTTCAACTACCGGACCAAATGAATGTCCGAACTGAAACTTTACCAATGGTAATTGGTTATTATCCAATTCATTGTTCACTTTGATAGTGAAAACGAAATCATCACCACCTCTGTTACTTTGATAAAGGAACTCTGTGTAGTATTTTTGTTCCTTAACCTTACCCTGATAAGATAAATACTTTGAGATTGATTTCAATGTACCATCGTTTAATCTTTGAACTTTCATAATCTAATTGGTTAACCTACTCACCAAAAGGTTTTTGTTTATTAAAATAGTGGGGGATTTCTCCCCCATTGGTTTGTTTTATTGATTATGATAATATTTGCAAATACTCATCAACATTACCAACATTTACCTTACTATCTTTGTAATCAAAATACAATTTAGCAAATCCTTTGAATGGTTTTTTTCTTGCAACTATATCATTACCCCACATTTCATATAATTCATCAAATGATACATTGGGAACATTTTTACCCTCACATACGGAAGGTTCACATATATCAGCTAACATATTAGCTAACAATATCATAAACGGAGTCCATTGTGCGTTTTGTTTAGTTGATTTTTTCATAGTGTTTTTCGTTGTAGTTTTTTTTACTTTTTTAGAATAATTCTTTTTCATACTTTTTTTTTGTTTATTAAAATTATAGGTAATAGTATTTATTACCTATCTTAACTAATTCTTTCTTTTCTTTAATTTCCTCATTAATCCAAATACCATTGTTACATTCCCAAATTGTTAAGATACTCCAATCACACCAATAATTAGGTTTTATATCTTTAGTATCTTTCCACGCATTTTTATTCTTATCACCCAATACGATAATACAATTATGTGTATCGTTTACATAGAATAAATGATTATGTTGGTATTTTTCAGTTTTACCTCTTAAACCCATAATACATTGATTAGTTAAGTTTTTAGGTAAGTTATCATATAAAGGATTATATACCCAACAATCCTCAAAAATATCAAATAAATCTTTACCATTAAATCGTTGGTTTAATCTATCTAACATATGATTAGATACACCCACACTCATATAATCACCTCTTTCTTTTTTTGTAGGGATTTGAATATTACTATTATAACTCATATTTTGAATGGTTTACCTTTACTCCAATAGGTTTTTATATGTAAGGTAGGGGTACATCCCCAACCGATAATACATAAAGATACACCCATTTTTTGGATATTCCTACTGCTTTTGGAACTATTTTTGGGGTTTTTTGTAACTTGTTGATTATCAATGAGTTATAAAGTGTTGATTATCAACGACTTATGAAGTATTTGATGAGTGGTAAAATAGATGGATAAGCGGTAAAATAAGGTGACGAATGGTAATATATGTAATTTGTTGATAATCAATGAGTTACGTCTTATACACATTTTATCAACGACTTATGTATATAAAAATTTATGTATATATAACCCATTGATAAAGGACACAAAAAAACCCTTTTTTAAGGGGTTTAATTTAGTTTGGTATGTTTACCTTATTTAGAGTTTATCCGTTCTTATTTTAGGTTATAATAGGTAAGAACCTAATCCTGATTCCTATCTACCTTGTCCAACATTCTTTTTTGTTGGTTTATCTTTTGGACCTGAACCTTTCTTTGCTTTTCCTTTCTTTTTACTCTTTAGCACTTTTACTGCCGCGTTCATTCCTTTTGCCATTTATATACTTTTATTTTTACTTTGTGTTTGTAAGAATGCAATTTCAGTTTGTAGTTTTGCTACTTCGGTTGATAGATGTAATACTAATGCTCTTAGTTCATCTTTTTCATTACTATTTCTTTCTAATAGAGCTTCTAATTTAGTTATTCTGCTTTGACAATCATTTCTGATATATCTTTCATCATCCTCTTTATGTGATGCTCTTTTCTCAAAGTATTTCCACGCATTCACACCACCTAAAGTAGAAACTATTGTAATTAAAACTGTATATATATTTTCCATTACTTATCTTTTAGAAACAAGCATCTATCGTACTCAATGTGTTGTAATTGTTTGTAACTTCTTCTGGCGTTAATACTCTATTATATAAAATTATATCACTCATTGTTCCTTTGAAATAAGTTGCATCACTATTCGCGTTAAAACCAAATGTTAACGAGCCAGTAGATACACTAAAAACAGCTATATCAGAAAGTGCTGAACTTGATACAAATGTTTCATTATAATATGCAAATGCTTGGTTTGTTGTACTATTTACTGTCATAGTGTATAATATTTTAGTTGCAGGAGTATTTGTAACATCGTAGTTTCTATCTTGTCCACCTACATCTCTAAATACTAATTTTTGTCCTAAAGGTCCGTATATTGTATCCCATCCATCTTCAAAATCAGTTTTACAAAATAAATCTCTATTTGAACCTGTATTATAAAAAGTACCATACCACTGCATTGTCCAACTACTACTCGGAGTTGCGGTTAGAGAAGCAGTATAAGTTAAAAAGTTATCCGTTCCGTTGAATGCTAATCCTAATGAGCCACTCTGTACTAATGCACTTCCGCTTACTAATGCGTGATTACCATTACCACTTACATCATACCATACTGAGCCACTCATTGAACAACATCTATTGTATAATACTAATCCCTCAGAAACAATTGTTGATGGTGGACATGTAGTTGATGTTGATGTTGTAGTAGTAGTTGATGTTGATGTTGTAGTAGTTGTAGTAGTTGATACCGGAGCATCACCTCTACCTATTCTACTACCCATTGCACTACTTAAAATTATATTTTCAAAAGTGTTTATCATACTATCTTAATACTACAATGTTTGCCGCTGTTGTTGATGCCGATACCGCTGTAAATATACCTGGGATAAATCCACTTGCAGATACAAAAGTAAGTATTGAACCATCTACTGTTTTAGCAACCAATGTTCCAACTTGTCCTACATACAATCCACCTGCTACAAATCCAAAAGAAGGACTTGAGAATGATGCACTTGCAAATGCTGAACCTGATGTTACAGTAACACCTGCTCCACCACTAAATTGTGGGTTGGTACTATACTGTTGTTGATTTTCTATTTTCATTTTCTTTTTATTTTCTTATTTAACAAATATTATTATAATTTTACTTAACTATGTATAATTTGTTTTCAAATCTACATTTACTTACTGTCTGTAATGATAGTGTTCTCCACTTTGCTCTGCCCGTTAAAGATGTTAGTGTTGTTTGAATATTAAACATACCTTCACTTTCTTTTGTATCACTTGCTTCATTACCTACATACGCTCCTTCATCCCACCACATCCAATAGTAATCGTTATTACCCTCTAAGGTTTCCCACGCTACTCTTATCTTATTACCTCTATCACTACTCTCTAATAGGTCCTGAAACTCACTAAGTGATATAGTTTGAGGTGCAAACTGAATAATCTTTTTATGTACTAAATTATTCGTCATTCTTTTTCTTTTTATTTGCTGCCGACTCACCAGGATATGTAGATGTAATTGAAGGTGACACTTCTGCTTCTATCAATCCTAATTTCTTTAATTTATTTCTACTCCAACTTAATGCACTCTTACCACCCCACGCATCATACATTAACTTTCCACATCCATCTCCGTATGCAGTTGATGATATTAAATCACCTTCATGTCTACTTAGAAATGAATACATTCTTTTTATAGTATCTATTGAGATTGGTTCTCCTTTTGCTAATTGATTTGCTCTTTGTTTTCCAACAGGAGTTCCACAACTACCCCAACCATTTTCCTCTGCCCACTCTAATGCTCTTTTTGCATTTCCTTTAACTCCATCCGGATAATCTGAATGAGACTCTTCTACTAACTTTTGTCCCCTACCATATCTCTTATCTTTCTTAATAAGATTTTTGATATATCCTAAAAGAACTTCTGCTTCTTCGTTAGTTAAATCTTCAATATTTTTATCTTCAATTGCTGATAATTTCAAATCACTTTTCTTATGCTCAAATAGGCCTTCAATAGAAAATCCTCTAAACTCACCCTTCTTTACTTTATCCCACACATCATCATTCTCTACTTTATATACACCGAACCAAGTTCCAATAGGTAATGTAAATCCATATATATTACTCTTATCTTTTCCACTTTGTCCAACTAACCAACTTTCAGTTAAGTAAACACCTTTTACACTTTTTTCATGCTCAGTAGTTACATTATCATTAAACTTCTTAGTCATAAACTTTCTTGCAATTGCTTCAATAGTATCAGGCTTAAAGAATACATAGTAAGGTTTACTTTCACCATCTAATCTTAATATCTTTTTATTCGGTATTAAAAGTGGACCGGCTACTAATCTCTTTTCTTCATCAATCGCTTGGAATTGTATTTCCTTACCAAAGAATACGAAATCTCTTTCTATCGCTGGTTTATCTACAAACGAAACTGCAAACACCTCATCTTCTGGATCTTGTAATATTAGTTCGTATAATAATTCTTCATTCATACCTATTTAACAATTTAGTTTTTATTTATCCACCACTCAGAGTTGCTGCTCTATTGGTTCTTCTATCTAATGCTTGCATTGATGAAACTTGTTGCGAGATTACATATGCCTGAATTGGTTTTTGTACTCCACCTATTGTTTCCCCTATTTTACTTGTCGGGTCTTGTCCACCACTTGTATTAATTTGTGGTGCTGATGCCGCTGCGATAGTTGGTAATGCAGGTGCTGCCATTCCTCCACTTCCTCCACTACTTCCACCACCACCCGGAACTTGTACTGCATTAATTTCATTGATTGCTTGCACACCAGTCGCGATTGCAGCCGCTGTTCCTAATACTGCTGATATAGTATTGATAGTAACCCAAGGTTGTCCAAAGGTTAATGGAGATGCTGCAATTGCTTTTGCATTTGCTATTGAGTTATTAACCCATATCTCACCTATCGCCGCTGCTTTACCGATTACTAAACCTGCAATTGCTAATGCTTTATTCTTTCCCGCTAATTGACCTAATGAATTACCTATTTGAGTTGCTACTTGTAATCTTCCTAATTGAATTTCTTTTTCAGCAATAAATGCTTTTAACTGAATATCTTTTAGATTTTTAGCATGCTCTATGTTTATTGCTGCAATCTTAGTTGCATTATTTTTAGCATTAGCTAATTTAATTTGATATGCTTCATTTTCAATTGCAATAGAATTATCTAAGTATGCCTGTGAACCTTCTGTTAGAACTTTTTGTTGAGCTTCTAATAAAAGTAATTCATCACTCATTGCCTGAATGCGTTTATTTTCCGTTTCTTCATCTAACTCTTTTAGTCTCTTTGCTAATTGAACTTCAAAATCAATAATTGCTTTAGCATTATCATCGTGAATTTTTTGCTCCTGTTCACTAAATGATTTTAACTGATTTAATCTATCTGCATCTAATTGTATTTTTTCTGCTTCTACTGCTTTATATTCAACACTATCTTTCTTATATAATACCTGCTTATCTTCTAAATCTTTCTTTTTAAGGTCATATGATTTCTTTGCAAATTCTTGTTCTACTGCTAATTTTTGTTCTTCACTAAATGCAGTTTCCATTGCTTCGGCTTTCAATTTAGCTAAACGAGCATCATCTAACTTATCTTCCACCTCCATTCTTTTTAACTTTTCTGCTAATGCTTTATCTGCATCATCCTTCTGAGTTTTAAGATTTTCTCTTTGAGTTTTAGTTATCTTTTTAGTACCTTCTTCAAATCTTTGTACCCCAGCATCATATGCTTCAACTGTTTTACTCCAACTACCTTTAAGTTGCTCATATCCCGCAGTAATACTATCAGTATCTAATGTGAATATACCTTTAAGGATTTTACCAACACCTTGTCCTGCTTGCGAAATTAATGTAAAAAATGCAACAAACGCTGAATATAATTTACCAATACCTGAGGTTACATATGGTAATGCCTTTAATGCTAACTCTAAAAATATATCTAAAATAGGTTGCATTACTTCTATAATACCACCAAATATTTTTTCTAATCCAATTAGCAATGGTTCTAATTTTTTCATAGAACCTTCAGTTTGGCTAAATGCCGCAACTAATCCAGCTATAAGTGAAACTACTAAACCAATACCTGTCGCTTTTAATGCTGCACCAAATGATTGTGTAGATAATTTTAATTTATTTAATGCTCCACCTAATGCACCTAAAGGTCCACCTGCAGACTCTAATGTATCTATCCAATCGGATGAAGTATTCTTAGCTGATTTAATTTTATCTTCTAAATCATCAATTTCATTGTATATCCTTTTGAATTCTTCAGAACCAGCCGCAACATTCTTTAACTCTTTCTTAAGAGCTTTAAGCTGAGCAATTGATGGTTCTGCATCTACATCAATTTCAATACCTACTTTAATTTTCTTATCAGCCATAATCGTTTAATTTTCTTTAATCCATCTCTTAATGTATATGCGATAGAATGTTTACCCTTTGCTATTTCAACTCTTTGTGAAACATTATAGTGTTCTGATGTTCCTAATAAATCAATTATATCTTTTATCATACTTTTTAACAATTCTGTTAAACTAAATTAGTGAGGGGAGAGATTTTTTCTACCTTTTGAATTGCTTCATAATATAAATTAGATGCAAATTCTTTATTAAATTTCAAATCTAAATTATATGGTAATTTATTTGTATATTCTCCTTTGTAAAATAAATCACTTCTATCTGATGTAACCCCTGCATTATGTAAGAATTGTCTATTGTGTAATATATGAACCGAGTCTGTACTCCAACCAAATGCTAAATCATTACTTACTTTAACTTCTTTTTCAAAATACCATGCGTTCCATAATAAACTCCACATACCTGCTGTCCATTTTTGTATTGGATAATCGTTTGGATGTTTATTAACATATAAATGTTCGGTTTCACAAAACATTCTATATAATGCTATACTATCTTTTTCTACTTTATTCCAAAATGCAAATGTAGAA